CCAAGAAGGCCAATCACGATAAAGATCTATTACCATCAGGACACCCATCTAGCAGCAAGAAGTCAGTATCTAAAGCCAAACTAGCTAATGATGTGTTCTCTACTGAGATGGAAGCTAGAGCTAGAAGTATGGACATGGGTTGTGAAGGTAAGATCCACGTACACGATTCTAACGGACAGGCTGTGTACATGCCCTGTAGTAGCCACGAAGAGTATTTGGCATACTACTCACCTGATGAGGTATCAGACGACTCAGTGAGCCGCTTAGACGCTCTCAGGGCTATCGTACAGGAAGTGATGAAGGAAGAGTTCACTAAGGCTGAGTATCAAGGTGAGAAAGTAACTTTAAACAAGCCTCGCCGTATTCAAGGTGGCAACAAGAAGTTTGAAGTATTCGTGCAAGATGGTGATAAGGTAAAGCGAGTTGCCTTTGGAGATCCTAACATGGAGATCCGTCGAGATGACCCTAAAGCCAGAGCTAATTTCCGCTCCCGCCATTCTTGTGATACCAAGAAAGATAAGACTACAGCAGGTTACTGGTCTTGTCGTATGTGGGAAGGTGGAACATCAGTGTCCGAACTTACTAAAAGTGTTGAAGGTCAAATCCTCAAGGCAGATGACGAACAGCGTCTAGTCTATGGTTGGGCCTCAGTCGTTACTGAGAAGGGTGAGCCAGTGGTTGACCGTCAAGGTGACGTAATTGAACCTGACACACTCGTTAAGGCTGTCAATGGCTTTATGGAGCATATTCGTGTCGGTAAGCAGATGCATACAGGGGATCAGATTGGGGCGGTTATCCACTCCATGCCTATAACCAAAGAGATAGGTGAATCCCTTGGCATCCAGAGTGACCGTGAAGGCTGGATTGTAGCTTTCAAAGTCTATGACGATAATGTCTGGGCGAAGGTTAAGTCTGGTGAACTTGCGGCCTTCTCTATTGGGGGTCGTGCAATCAAGGAGGACTATAGTGCCTAACCTTTTAAAACAGCTTGAACTGGAGGAATTGTCTTTGGTGGATCGTCCAGCAAATGCACAGGCAATGGTTTCCTTGTACAAGCGTGATAATTCCAATGGAGAACCTATGGAACATGAAGTAACAGAAAAGATGTCTGATGATCTGAAGGCCAAACTGAAGCCATACATGGATAAAGGTATGTCTGAAGAAGAAGCCATGAAGATGTACAACATGGACATGAAGAAAGCTGACGATGCAACTGCTGAAGAGCTTGAGATCGAAACTCTTAAGGCCTCTGAAGTTGCCTTGAAAGAAGAGAACGAGCGTCTTCGTAAGTCTCTCATCGAGAATGGTTATGTCATCAAAGCTGACGTAATTGAGAAGAAAGCTGAACCTGAGTATGTAGAGTATGACGGTGAGCAAATCAACAAAGCTGACATCCCTGCGCCTATCCTTAAGGCTTTGGAAGAAGCTGAAGTTGCTAAGGCAGATGCTGAACTGACTAAACGTGCAGAAGAAGCTCTACCTAACTTCAACATCGACGTAGCTAAAACACTTATTGCTAAGTTTGATGCAGATGAAACAGTCATGGAAGCTTTGAAGGGTGCTGATGCAGTATTCGGAGAGTCTATGGAAGAATTTGGTAAGTCAGATGCTGATGGCAACTTCGCTACAGCACAAGACAAGCTAGATGCCCTCGTTAAGTCTTATATGGACGAAAACAAAATCAAGAAGAGCCAATATGCTGTAGCTTATGCCGCAGTTGCTAAGACCGATGAAGGTAAAGCTCTTATCAACAAATCCTATAAAGGAGAATAAATATGGCTGTAATGCAGTCCCGTGATACACGGTCTTTTGTTGCTGGGGAAGACCTTTCAGCAAAACAATTTAAGTTCGTTACTCTTGAGAGTGATGGACAAGTAGACGTTGCAGATTCTGCTGGTGAAAACTGCATTGGTATTCTTTTGAATGCCCCTGCTGCTGGAGCCGCTGCTACTGTAGCAATCTCAGGTAAAGTAATGGTAGAAGCTGGTGGAACTATCGCCGCTGGTGCAGCCGTTCAAGCCGATGCAGACGGTAACGCACTTACCGCCGCAGCCGGTGATGTTGTTATGGGTTATGCTTTGGAAGCAGCAGTTGATGGTCAGATTATGGCTATTGAACTCATCCAAGGCGGTAACGTCGTAGCTTAATCCAGCATAGAAAGGAATAAATAATGCCCTTGCTGACTCCATCCGCAGTGCATGTAGATCAGCCGCTGACTAACCTCACGCTGGCTTATGCACAATCACAAGAGAACTTTATCGCTGATAAGGTTTTCCCAACTGTCGGTGTTTCAAAACAATCTGACAAATACTACATCTATGACCGTGCGAATATGAACCGTACTGGTGATGTAGCTAAACTGGCCCCACGTACAGAAGTAAACCGTATCGGTATGACTATCTCAAACAGCAGCTACTTCGCTGACGTTTATGGTCTAGGTATGGACTTCGATGAGCAAACTTTGGCTAACGAAGATGCTGCATTGGACATTCGTTCTGCTGGTGCTGAAACCTTGGCGATGCGTCTTATGATCCATCGTGAAGAGCAGTTTGCAACCAACTTCTTCTCAACTGGAGTTTGGGGAACAGACAACACATTGGCAGGAAATGACCAGTGGTCAGACTACACCAACTCAACACCAATCCAAGATGTAACTGCTGCTCGTCGTGCAGTACAGTTGGCTTCTGGTGGCTTCAAGCCAAACACAATGGTTGTTGGTAAAGAAGTACGTGACAAGCTGATCAATCACCCAGACATTCTGGCACGTTTGAACGGTGGCGCAACTGTAACTAACACTGCGTTGATCACAGATGCTAAGTTGGCTGAAATCTTTGAGGTAGAGAACTTCTACGTCATGGAAGCTGTCAAGAACTCATCAGTAGAAGGTGTTGCAGAAAGCAATGCGTTTATCGGTGGTAAGAATGCTCTGTTGGCTCACACTCCATCAACTGCTGGTCTTATGTCACCAGCCGCTGGTTTGACCTTCGCTTGGAATAACCTAGAAGGTGTGAACAACTTGGGTATCACTGTTGAGTCATTCTCAGATGATGCTCTGAAGCGTCAGCAAATCGCTGAGATGATCCAAGTTAAAATGTCTTACGATATGAAAGTCGTAGGCGCTGACTTGGGTTACCTCTTCGCTGCTGCTGTAGCTTAAGATTTATATCGGTGGGGGCTGTAGTAATGGCCCCTGCCACCCTTCCCCGACAAAAGGTAGTACAATGATCCGACAAGAGAATATGCCATTTCAAATAGACCGCCCAGTCTTTGTTAAGCACCCATTTCAATCTTGGGGGAGACAGCTAAAGAAGGGTGAAGAGTTTAAATGGAAAGAGATTGGTGTAAGTGAAGATAAGGCACTAATCTTATACACACAAGGTTTCATTCATCATAACTCAGAGTTTGAAGTAGAACTTAAAGTTGGTGATGGACTAGAGCAACTAGATGTAGCTGGGTTACATGGTCTTGTGGATAGTATCAACGATAAAGTAAACTCTAAGACTAAATCTGACGCTGAGTTCCAAAAGAAGAAGTGTAAGAAGTCTAAGATAGTTGATAAACAGCGTGGGCTTATTCGTAGCTGGCGTAGAAATTATGGTCACATGGAGACTGATTGATTATGGCTTGGTCGTATGATGCAACGAACTTAGGTACAGCTAGTGCAGCAGAGAGAATAAACTCTGTTCGCTTGCTTGTAGGTGACACTGACACTAACGACCAACAAGTCCAGAACGAAGAAATAACCTTCGCTCTCAATCAGACTAACGATAACGTCTACTACGCTGCTGCATGGGCTGCTAGAAGCATAGCTGCACAATACTCTCGTAGGGTTACACAGAACCTCTCAGGCGCACTCAGTGCTGACTACAGCGACTTACAAGACCACTATACTAGCCTAGCTGAAACATTAGAGCATCAGGGTAAGAAGTCAGGTGCCGTATTGGGTATTAAAGCTGGTGGTATTAGTATTGCTACTGTGGATAATGTAAGGCAAGATACAGATCGCATTGCACCATCCTTCCGTAGAGACAGATTTAGAAACCCACCAAGTTATAGTGGTGATGATTACGACTATAGTTAAGGGGTAGGTCATGGCATTCTCAAGAGGTTATAACCTACTCAAGATGGTAGAGGAGTTTGGTGAGCCGCTTACTCTACGCAAGAAGACTACAGCAGGAACCTATGATCCTACTACTGGGTCAGTAACAGGTTCAGCCACAACCGACTACAGCTTTGAGGGTTACTTCTACAACTACGATCAAGGTATCATAGCTAACGTAGATGAGATCCGCAGAGGCACCCGTAAATGCGTAGTCCCAGCTTTAGGATTGGCAGTAGAACCCGATGACGAAGATCAGATTATTGGTAACGGTGACACAGTTAATGTTATTTCTGTTGTTACTATATTTTCTAATGGGGTCAAGATTTGTTTCTTGTGTGATGTGAGAGAATAATGAGAACCCAGTTAAAGGTCATGCCTTCCCTACAGAGGAAAATAGATGGTCTTAAGGCTTTAGCTGAACAACAAGTAGAGCGTAAGCTAGTTGATATAGCACAAACCGCTGTTGATCTTTCCCCCGTAGATACTGGTGCATATGTAACATCATTCTCCTTTTCTACTGGCGCTGGTAGACCCAGAGGTAAAAGTTCTAAAGGTAAACCAAGGACTAACCCTCAAGCAGCAAGAAGTGAAGGTCTAAGTAATCTTATTAAAGACTTGGAAAGAATACCTTCACTATTAGATACTACAAGTATAGTACTTCGTAATAATAGTCCTCATGCTGTTGCTGTTGAATACGGGGGCAGAGGTTGGAAAACATCCCCTTATTTTGTCTTCACTAAACTGAGAAACATTCATGGCTAGTATCTATAATGACATACGGGCAGCACTTGAGAACAAGTTAGCTAACACTGCTAATTTACCTACAGGTATAGCTTATGAGAATGTCTCATTTAGCCCAACGACAGGTACAAGCTACCTACAAACTAATTTCCTCCCGACACTCCGTAGACCCGCTGTAAGAGGTTTAAACCCACAACAGAGATACGATGGTGTGTTTGTTGTAACTGCCTACACCCCAGAAGGTAATGGCCCCGCCGCTGCTGATAGCCTAGCTAATACTATATTAGAGGCTTTTGAAGCAACTACTAAAATCTCCTACTCTGGGGATGAAACAATAACTGTATCTATTGACTACGCTGAGAGACAGCAAGGTTTCTTAGATGCGCCTTGGTACTACGTTCCGATTAATATCGGATGGTACGTTTATAACAATTAGGAGAATACATTATGGCCTTCGCACAAGGTTCTCGTTCCAGCCTATCGTACATTGTGGAAAGCACATTCGGTACAACTCCCGCTGGTAACTTCACAAACTTACCCTTCAGCACACATGGATTGAACTTAACTAAAGATCGTGTAGCTGGATCTGACATTCAAGCTGACCGTATGCCTCGTGTTGACCGTCATGGTAACCGTCAAGCTGCTGGTGACATCGTTGCTGACTTACGTGATGCTGATTATGATGTGTTCCTTGAATCAGCTATGTTGAATACCTTTTCAACTAACGTTCTTAAGGTTGGTACAACACCTAAGTTCTTCTCTATCGAAGACTATGCTGCTGACATCGACCAAGCTCGTTTGTTCACAGGTATGACAGTTTCTACTATGGGTATCTCTCTAGCCCCTAACCAAATGGTAACAGCTACCTACGGTATGGTTGGTAAGGACATGACCATGAGTGCTACTGAGAAGACACAGGACGCTGCATCAGGTGCTGCTCCCTTCGATGCTTACTCAGGCACATTAGCTATCGGTGACGTTGATGGTACACCCTCTACATCAGCTATCGTAACTGGTATGGACTTTACCTTGACTAACTCCTTCGCACCTACCTTCGTTATTGGTAGTGATAGTGCGCCACAGTTAGAAGTTGGTCGTGCAGAGATTGAAGGTACTATCTCAGCTTACTTTGAGGATGCAGCTTTAATTAACCGCTTCTTGAATGAGACTGAAACTGAGCTTGAAGTAACTGTGGGTGATGGTAGTAACACTATGAAGTTCGCATTCCCACGAGCCAAGATTAACAGTGCAGACGTAGGTGTAGATGGCCCAACTAGCCGTGTTATCTCTATGTCATTTGTAGCACTTTACAACACAGCAGATGCAAGTAACTTAGTTATTACTCGCTCTGCATAAGTTCCCTAGCTAGGGTGGGGAGGCATTGGTGTCGGGTCTGATGCTTCCCCTTTAATTACTAACCCGACAACTTTTCACCCCGATAAGGAAACTCGATATGGACTTACTAGATTTAACCCCGACCAGCGACACTGTAGATGTCACTATTGTACATCCTACTAACTTTGATGTCTTGACTAATGATGACGATACACCAATGGTTATCACTGTATATGCACCACACTCCAAAGAGTACAAGGCTGCTATGCATGAGCAAACCAACAAACGTCTGAAGCAAGCACAGAATAAGAAGAAGGTAGAGATTACAGCAGAAGACCTAGAGGACGCTACTTTAGACTTACTTGCTAAAACTACTAAAGGCTGGAAGATTACTTATGGTGGTTCTAAACCTAAGTTCTCTATCGCTAAGGCCAAAGAGATTTACGCTGAAGTATTCTGGATAAGAGATCAGATTGAGGAAGTAGTAGCTAACTCTCTGGATTTTACGAAGGCCTGATTGAAGAACTGGTTGACTATGCAGAGCATGAGTTCTCTATAAGTAAACCAGACAAGTCAGGCACATCAGAACGTGAACACTTAGAACAAGTAGAAAGGCAGACTGGACACAGACCAAAAGCATTAGATGGACCCGACTTCCCATTGCTTATGTCTCATGTTTGGTCTGCCTTTGTTGTATTAAACGCAAGTAGAACGATGGGGTTCTCAGGCCCAAACCCGATAAGTTATCAAGAAATAAAAACATGGAAGGAGCTTACAGATACACCATTGTCTTCTTGGGAGATAGAAGCAATAAAACGTGTTGATGTAGTCTTTATGGGTACGATGAATGGCTGATGATATTAGAATAATAGTGGATTCGTCTGAAGTTGTTACTGCAAACAACAGGATTGATAAGTTAGGTAATTCTGGGGCGGTAGCTAAAAAAGGTATAGATAAAGCAGTAAGGGGAATGAACCAGTTTGGTGTTGTTACTAAAAATAGCGGTAAAAACCTAAACACTTTTAATATGCAAATCCAACAAGGTGGTTATCAGTTACAGGATTTCGTGGTACAGTTACAAAGTGGAACTAGCTTCTTTACTGCTTTTGGTCAACAAGGTTCTCAGTTTGCTGGTGTATTTGGGCCTAAAGGTGCTGTTGTTGGTGCTATCATTGCTATTGGATCTGCTGTAGGTGGTATGGCGTACAATATGATAGCTGGCGCATCAGCTACGAGAACCCTTGAAGACGCCTTAAAAGAATTAGACGGTATTATAAGTGAAATAGATTCTTCAACTAAACTTTTATCTGGAAATTTAAGTGGCCTCTATGATGAATTTGGCATCGTAAGCGATAGCGCCATAACTCTAGCTTCTTCTATACAAGACTTAGGCATGAGAAAGGCAGCGGATGGGGCGAAGGCCCTTAAGGAAGAGCTACTAGAAATGTACAACGGTAGTGCTTGGATGAATACCAGCCGTGCTGAAGAAATGTACACCGCACTGAACATTGGCGGTAAGTCTGCTAAAGTTTTTATGCAAGCACTAAATAAGTTAGAAAATGCTGGCGACTTAGAAAGTCAAGCTGAGGCTGCTACCCAAATGAGGGAACAGTTTGTGTCTCTTGTTGGATCAGCGGATAAAATGACAGAGGCACAACTTTCTTACTTTACCTCTCTACTTGACACCGAAGCTGCACTGGCAAGGTTACTTAAGAAAGTCAAAGAATCTACCCCAGAGGCTCTTGAGGCAAAAAGGCTTATAGAAGAACAAGCAGAACTTGAGATTGCACTATTTAAAGAGAACCAAGCATATGAAGACCAAGCTAACAAGGCTAGAGCAGACTACCTCAAGAAAGAGAAGATCTTAGACGCTGCTGGAGATCTGGCTACACTTAACGCTCAAGCTAAAGCTGAGGTTGACTTATTTAAGCAAAACGCTGCCTATGAAAAAAGAATGGCGAAGGAAGTTCAAAAAGAGAAGGCATCACAGGCAGCTTTAGACGCCGCTGGAGATAAGGCAATTCTGGATGCACGGGCAAAGCAAGAAATTGACTTATTTAAACAAAACTCTGATTACGAAGCTAATCAAAAAGCCTTAGATGCTGCTGGTGACCTCGCCATACTTAATAATCAAGCTCAAGCTGAAATTGATCTAATGGCTGCAAACGCTAAATACGAAAGCGATCAGAACGCCCTTAGACAAAAAGAGTTAGACGAGACTAATAAGAAGATCACAGAGTTAGCCGAAAGGCTTTCTATCCCCTTCGCTCAAGCTCTAGGTCTTATACGTCAAGCCAAAGCTGAGGCTACTGTAGATCTTGATGCCTTTGGGGGCGCTGGAGACTTTAAGTACAGTGTACCTACTAAGTTTAAACCTAGTGAAACTGGGAAAACTAAAGCCCCTAAAGATCCTGTTAAGCAAAAGATAAAAGACCTTAGTAATCAACTAGACTTAGAAACACAACTAATAGGTAAGTTTGGTGAACAAAGAGATCTTCAAAATCAACTTATACAAGCTCGTCAGCAATACTCAGATGTAGCTACACCAGCACAGATGTTGGAGATAGAGAACACTATCAAAGCTATAGACGCAATGGAGCAGAAGCAACAAGCCCTAGAAGATATTAAAGACAAGTATGAAAGCATAGGAAAGACAATAGCTGATTCTATGGATCAAGCCTTTATGTCTGTAGTCACAGATATAGATATTCTTAAAGACTCTTTTGAGGATATGGCATTCAAGGTAGACAGGATCTTCCAAGACATGGCTAGAGATATTATAGCACACTTGTATCAAGTACTCGTAGTCCAACAAATGGTTCGTGGTTTCGGTGGCATGCTTAGTGGATCTTCTAACCCTGTTCTATCTGCTATTGGAGGTGGTCTTGAGAGTTATGATGGTGGTGGTTACACAGGTTCAGGCTCAAGATCAGGTGGCTTAGATGGCAAGGGTGGTTACATGGCTATGCTACACCCAAGAGAGACTGTCATAGACCACACTAAAGGTCAGTCTACAGGTGGTGATGTGGTTAATGTAACTCAGAACATCAATGTCTCCACAGGCGTACAACAGACTGTACGTGCTGAGATTAAACAGCTTATGCCTCAGATAGCTGACAGTGCTAAGGCTGCTGTAGTAGATGCTAAGAGGCGTGGTGGATCATATGGAAGGGCATTCTCGTAATGGCTATTAGTTACCCTTTAAGTTTACCTACAAGTATTGGTATAGCTCAGATAGAACTTAGGGCTACTAATGCTGTAGCTGTCTCAAGATCCCCTTTTACTTTCTCAACTCAAGTTCATGCTTACACTGGTAGTGCTTGGCAAGCTGATGTATCCTTACCTAGTATCCGTAGAGACTTAGCTGAAGATTGGGTAGCATGGCTCCTTTCCCTTAGAGGTCAACTAGGAACATTCTACTTAGGTGACCCTAATGCTGTAACACCTAGAGGTTCAGCTAGAGATACTGACACAGTATTTACAAGTGCTGCTGTATCCTCTGGTAGTTCAATAGCTGTAGATAGCGCACCCACAAGTATAACTGGCTACCTTAAGGCTGGTGACTACGTCCAAGTTGGTACAGGTACAGCTAGACAGTTGTTCAAGGTTCTAGCGGATGTAGATACTAACTCATTAGGTGAGGCTACAATAGATGTATGGCCTAATGTTAGAACTAGCATAGCTAATAATAGCTTAATTACAGTAGAGAATGCTAAAGGTTTATTTAGACTATCTAGTAACGAACAGACCTACAGTATTAATGAAGCTAGTTTCTACGGTATCTCATTCGGAGCAATGGAAGCACTATGAGCCGCACAGTCCCATCAGCTTTACTTACAGCCCTTAGTCAGCCAGAGGTTCAACCTTATTACGCTGTTGACCTTGACTTCGACAGTGGCCCCTTGCGTCTATGGACTGGGTACGGTGATAAAACTATATTTACTAATAGCTACACCGGCACTGGTAATCTACTATCTATAAGTGGGTTAGAAGAAGTTAGTGATTTATCAGCTAAGGGTATGACATTATCTCTGTCTGGTGTACCCTCTTCTGTAGTAACACTAGCTTTGGATGAGCCGTACCAGAGGCGTGAATGTAAGATCTACTTTGGCACTACGGACACCTCTGACCCTGTAGAAGTCTTTAGTGGTCTTATGAACACCATGACTATTGAAGATAGTGGTGAAAGCAGTGTCATTACTTTAGGTGTAGAAAGTAAACTTATTAGGCTTGAGAAAGCCAGCAACCGTAGGTACACTGAAGAGAACCATGTTGCTAGGCACCCTAACGACACTTTCTTCTCTTATGTTACAGCCCTACAGAATAAGGACATCCTATGGGGCAGAGAGAAGGCCTAAACGACTACATAAAGTCAGTTAATAATAAGCCCTTTGAGTGGGGCAAACATGACTGTCTTACGTTTAGTAATGGGGCTTATAAAGCAATGTATGGTGAAGGTTGGGCTGAGGATTGGCTTGGTCGT